GGAAATTGCAGTCTCTGTAGGGATGATAATATCATCACCGTATACACTGACACACCGGTTACCGTTAAGGTAGCGAGGTATGCCCTTGTATTCCCGGCAAGCTTCCGCCGCCGCGAAGAAAATTAAAGACTCAAGTTGAAAAGTGAATCCATTCCCCATAGAGGAGAATTTATTCCACTTAAAAATAGAGTCGCCTAGTTGACCGAAATGGGAGCGAGAACTATCAAGAATGGAATGCCATAAGGGAGGAAGTAATTCCCGAACGACACCACGACTGATAGAGTCGGAAGCAGAGCTAAGATCCACAGTAGCAAGATAAGATTCTTTCGAACCTAATCGAGCTAACCGTTGATTATATTTCTGAAACCGCAAATCGACACCCCATCTAAGAAGACGTCGACTGATCATATCACCAATTGATTTCTGGAACCAAGAATTAATCCCAGGCGCAATGGCAATAACACGATCAGTTTTCGCATTCTTAGGAACCGTGACGACTTTACTACCCACTTGAAAATTTGGGAAAGATCCCAAACTATCAAGATGGATAGCCCAATTTGGATAAAGTTCAAAGAGGGCGTCCAGGGGAATAAGGTCGTAAAGGTCTTTCGTGATTCCAGTTTCGAACTGGAACTTATTAGGTGCAGCTGCAGCCATCGACTTAGTTAGAGTCGTGGCTCCAGGGCCCCAGTTTGCTGAGGAGATGAACTCTTCAACGTCGAATCGTCCTAGAATATCTCGGATTTTCTGAATGACTACACCATGTAGCCAAACATTAGGGCCCCTAAACATGGGATCCGAACCAAGATTTTCAAAGCGGCGATTAGTACGCCCACAGAGAAGCTCGAAACTTTCAAACTTCTCAATTGCCACCTGTTTCGGATCAAAGGCGAGCTTTAAAGCTCGGTACTTTGAAAGTAACTCGGTTGCTAGATAGGCGTTCCCGAACTCAGTTGCATTTCTGTAATTGAGCGGATCACACTTGAGAGAGACCAGAGACTCATGTTCATCATTAATGAACATAAGCCAAACGGTCAATGCTCGAGGGGAATCCAGGGCGTGAAGATACTTCTCAACAGCATCAAAGGTAACCTCAGATGCCACACGATGAGTAGCGAATCCATTAAGGATACGCTTTCCTTGCTTCTTAAAAGACATGGAAGATCTCCAAAAGTTCAAAAGAAAGAGAGAC